CCTTGGCTGGCTTCGCATCCGCATTCAAAAACCTTAAAAAATAATTAAATAAAATGGCATTCGTTGTTTCAGGTCTGACCGATTACACCAAAGAGGTAAAAACCGACCTACTCGTAAAATCAATGTTCAGCGGCAAAACTGCATCTTTGTTGCAGGGTGCTGGACAAGTTGTTCCCGGCATCAAGTCAGCAGAAATTCTGCCCTTGTTGTCTTCTGACATTTATTTCCAAGCCGATGGATGTGGTTACAGCCCAAGCGGTACAACCACTATCAGCAAAAGAACTCTGACCGTTGGTAAGGTAAAAGTTGAAGAAACTTTGTGTCCTAAAACTCTTGAAACCAAATACACTCAAATCGGGCTTGCCGCTGGTAGCCCCGTTGACATGGGCGTATTTCAAGAGCAAATCGGAAACGAAAAAGCTGCTGGCATTGCCGAAGCTATCGAAACTGCAATTTGGCAGGGTGATGCAACCGGCGGAACTGGCAACAACGCTTTCTTTGACGGCTTCCTGACTATCCTTGATGACCTCGGATTTGGTGGCGCTGGCGACCCTATTCAGGGCAACCCTTCAACTGGTGGCGGTTACACACAGCTGACTTCTTTGACTTCTTCAAACATTGACGAAGCCATTGCAAAGATTTACAGCCTGCTGCCTGCTGGCATCCTTGACAAATCTGATTTGTTCATTGCTATGGGTGCAGATACCTTCCGCACTTACAAATCATGGTTGTTGACTGCCAACTTGTTCCACTATGCTGCTAACGAAAGCGCACCCTTGGAAATTGTTGACCCTCTGACCGGAATTAAAATCTACGGATTGAATGGAATGAACGGAACAAACAAAATCGTTGCCGGTCGCTGGAGCAATTTCTTCATCGGAACTGACATGATGAACGAAGAAGAAAATTGGAAGTTGTTCTACTCCGACGATAATGACGAGGTACGCTTCCGCGCCAGCTTCAAATATGCAACGCAGGTGGCATACCCTTCTGAAATTGTGTATTTTAAACTTCCATAATCGTTAAGTAAAAAAGTCAAACCCGGGGGGTGGGGTCACCCATCCCCCTTTTAATTTAAAAAAAAGATGCCTTGCGTATTAACCACCGGATTTACCCTTGATTGCAAAACGCAGTCAGCGGGTATAAAGTCAATTTACCTTGTTGAATTTGACGCTAAAAGCACCTTGACTAAAAGTTCAGGTGAAGTTTCTGCCCACACCTTGTCAGGCGGTAAATCTTATTTCAAATATGAATTGGAAAAAGAAACAACCGCAATGACTTGGCGCACCATCCCTTCAACCGAAAACGGAACTGTCTTTTATGAAGCGGAAGTAAACGCCCGTTTGCACAAAGTAACCACCGCACAGCGCAACGAAATCAAGTTGCTTGCACAGAACAGAATGCTGCTGATTGTAAAAGACGCAGAAGATGTTTACTGGCTGTTGGGCGGTGACTACGGAGTTCAACTGAACCAATCGGAAACGAATTTTGGTCAGGCGTTTGGCGACTTCAAAGGTCATGTGCTGAACTTTCTGCACAAAGAAACAGATTTGCCTTTGAAAGTTCAAAGCGCAGTTGTAACTTCGCTGGGCATTTCTTAAATCCCTCCAATCTTTCAGCAAAAGAGGTCACCCACGGGTGGCCTTTTTTGTTACATAGCAGGGGTGGTTTTCAGGCAAATTTGTAACAGAGTAGGGGTAATTTGTTCCGCTTTATTTTTGGTACATTTATAAGTGTGCTATACATCACAAAGGCAGCTGCAAATACTTTAATCATAACCGGGCGCGAAAAGGTGACAATCACTTCGCCCGTTTATCTTTTGGTGTTTGACAGCCAAACTACGCAGGAGCAAAAGGCGTTTATCGTTGCCGACAGCAGCACACACCCTGCAAGGTATCAGCAGTTTACCTTTACAGAGGGCAGCACCGCACAAAAGACGCTGGCAATAGGCACACACTATTGGCGTTTATTTGCTCAAACCAGCGCGGTCAATACTGACCCCGACCTTGCCAACGAAGAAATCGACCGGGGCGTGGCGTATTGCGAAACAAGTCACGGCACATTTAACGACAATGAAGTTAACACAACCATTAAACAGCACCACATCGGATGAGTTTTGAGATTTTAAAGATAAATTTCGCAGAGAGTAAGCTGCCAAAATTCAAAGAGCAGAAGCAAAAGGGGTTTATCACCTATGGTGAGAAGAACGATTTTCCCGAAACCTTGCTTGAATTCTACAAACGCAGCCCAAAACACGGAGCAATCCTGAAACAGAAAGCCCGATTTGTTGCTGGCAGCGAATGTATAATTGAGGGCAACGAAGCCGCATTGAAGATGCTGGACTTTGTCAACCCTTACGAGGGATTGCACGACCTTAAAGGCAAACTGGCACTTGATTATGAGTTGTTCAATGGCTTTTGTTTTGAGGTTCACTACAACAAATTAGGCGAAATTTCAAAGCTGTACCACCTTGATTTTAGCCGTGTGCGTACGAATGACCACACGGAGTATTTTTACGCCCTTGATTGGCAGAAAGCGAAGACCGATGACATAAAAACATACCCGGCTTTTAATCCTGAAAAGGCGCAGCCGTTTAGCGTTCAACTTTACTACCATAGGCAATACGATGCCGGGCTTGGCGTTTACCCTTTGCCCCCCTATATCCACGGGTTGCAGTACATCGAGATTGATGTTGAGATTGCCAACTTTCACAACAACAACATCCGCAACGGCTTTTCAAATGGCACGCTGGTGCAACTTTTTAAGGGCGAACCAACACCGGAACAAGCCCGGAAATTTGAACGGAAATTTAAAGATAGAACCACCGGAACAGACAATGCTGGGGGGTTAATCATTCAGTTCAATGACAATAACGAAAAGCCTGCTGAAATTAGCCAAATACAGCCAAGCGATTTAGACAAACAATTCCTGCAACTGAACGAAGCCGTAAATGATGAAATTTTCACGGCTCACAACTTCCCCCCTATCCTTATGGGGCAGAAAGCAGACGGGCAACTTGGCGCAAGAAACGAACTGATTGAAGCCTACGAGGTTTTTCACAAATCCTATGTGAACCAAAGGCAGGCACAACTTGACAGATGCCTTGAATATGTTGCAGATTTTGTTTATCCGGGCGTTAAATTAAGCACGCAGGACAGCGAATTTATAGGCATTGATTACATCGGATTGTATCAAGCCGGGATTTTGACGAAAAACGAAACCCGTGAAGCATTGGGGTTTGAGCCAATCGCAGAACCAACACCTGCACCCGTTGCCGCACAATTTAACGATGTAACCAAGTGGTTAGTTACCGACTTGGAACTTTTTGCACAATTTGGCGAAAGTGCTGAAAGATTTGCAGAGATGACATTCGAAGAATTAACAGATAACGAACTTAAAGTGTTGGCAATCATTGAAGACAACCCAAAAGCAAATATTCAGGAATTGAGCAAAGGCACAGACATAAGTGAAAAAGAGGTCGTTAAAATCCTTCGCGTTTTGCAGGATGCCGGAAAAATTGAGTGGACTAACCGGGCAATAAAAATCACCGACATCGGGCGCGGTGACATTGGCGACAGCGGGGGAGTGCCTAAAATTGAATTGCGTTACAAATACGATTTAGACCCTAACGCACCCAAGTTGCAGCCCGGTGGCGAAAGCCGTGAATTTTGTAAGGAAATGATGAAGATGAACCGATTGTACACCCGTGCAGAAATTGACCAGCTCACACAGATTTTAGGCTATGATGTTTGGAAAAGGCGTGGCGGTTGGTATACCGTACCGGATAGCACCCCACCCATTCACATACCAAGTTGCCGTCATCTTTGGAAACAAGTTTATGTAAGGAGACAAAACAATGGCTAATTTTGCTTTTTTTGTAAGTGAGCAGGATGTCAAGAAAAACACGCCTATCGATGAAAATGTCGATAGCAAAATCCTTCAAACTGCGATGCGTACCGCGCAGGACATTTACATCCGTGATATCATCGGTAGCGGGCTTTATGACAAGATTTGTGACGATATAAACGGGGCAGGGCTGGCAGGGAATTACCTGACATTGGTTAACAAATACATCGCACCTTGCCTTTATCACTACATCGTGACTGAAAGTATGTTGCCGATGACATTCAAAATGATGAACAAATCGGTAATGACACGGGGTAGCGATAATTCAAACCCGGTGGACATTGACCAGCTGACACGAATTGAACGCGAATATCAGCACAAGGCAGAGTATTACGCCCAAAGGTTGCGCGATTACCTCATGGAAAACAACACACTTTTCCCCTTATACCTAAATCCGGGCAGCGGCATTGACACAATTAACCCACATCAGCAGGATATGCTGGGCGGTTTTTATTTGGGTAGCGGTCCAGAAGATTGCTTCCTTAATTACGATTTCCCCAAATGAGCAAAGTCCGCGAAAAGAACGAAAAAAAAGCCTTAATCTACTTTCAAAAGTATGGTAACGATAAACCAACTATTAAACGCCCTTACAACAGCGGGAGAAAATCACAAGCAGATTAAGGCGGTAGTTACCAACCTTGATTACAATGTTGCCACAACTGGCGACACCCTTTACCCGTTAATGCGGATTTTTCCTGACGGCTCACAAATAGACATGGATA